GGTTTAGAGATTTGGCAAGTAACATGCTTGCAGAAGCAGGACTTGATCCAGCTAGACCGGCGGGCTATATTAATGTAGTTCCTATTGCAAAAGGCAAATCAGAAGTTTCATGACATACATTTTAGTCGATACTGCTAATACATTCTTCCGTGCTAGACACGTTGTTCGCGGTGACGCTGACATCAAACTAGGCATGGCCCTTCACATTACTTTTAACAGTATTAAAAAAGCGTGGAATGACTTTGGCGGTACTCACGTAGTATTCTGTTTAGAAGGTCGTAGCTGGCGCAAAGATTTCTACAAGCCCTACAAAGCCAATCGTGCAGAAACTCGTGCGGCAATGACTGTTAAAGAACAAGAAGAAGATAAACTGTTCTGGGAAACGTTTGATGCGTTTAAAGAGTTTGTTGAAACTAAGACTAACTGCACAGTCTTACAACATAAGCAACTAGAAGCAGATGATTTAATCGCAGGCTTCATCCAAATGCACCCTAACGATGATCATGTGATCATTTCGACAGACAGCGACTTTCATCAGCTGATTGCACCCAATGTCAAACAATATAATGGTGTAGCAGATACACTAACTACACACGAAGGTGTCTTTGATAAGAAAGGCAAAAGCGTAGTTGATAAGAAAACTAAAGAAGCGGTGCCTGCACCTAATCCACAATGGATCTTATTTGAGAAGTGTATGCGTGGCGACAGTAGCGATAATGTCTTTAGTGCTTACCCAGGTGTGCGCACTAAAGGTACAAAGAATAAAGTTGGTCTAACAGAAGCCTACGAAGATAAAGGTAAAAAAGGATGGGCGTGGAACAACATGATGCTTCAACGTTGGACCGACCATGAAGGTACCGAACATCGTGTATTAGATGATTATGAACGAAATGTTACTCTAGTTGATCTTACTGCACAGCCTGAAGATATTCGTAAACTTATTACGGAAACAATTGAAGAAAACACTCGAGAGCCTAAAAACGTTAGCCAAGTAGGTATTCGATTGTTAAAGTTTTGTCAACTTTATGACATGAAAAAAATTATGGACACTATACAAACGTATGCTGATCCATTTCAAGCAAGGTATATTAAATGAATTTAAAAGCAAAACCTATTGTAGATGGCAAGTTTTGGATTGTAGAAAAAAACGGCGAAAAAGTTGGTATTCTACACAAGAAAGAAAATAACAAGTTTATGCTTAGTTCAAAAGATGGTGAAGCATACTTTAGCAAAAAGGACGAACTAACTAAACAATTTGGCAAGGACTTTTTTCTTGTTAATGATAAAAATAAAATTGTACATACTGAAGTAAGAGATGTTTATGGTTATCCTACTAGTTGTCATCCATATAATCCATTGTACAACTTGCAAAGAAAACTTCCGTTGTTTACTAAATCAAGTGCTAGTAAAAGTTTATATTGTGCAGGCTATTATACAATTAAATTTGATAAAGGTTGGGTCAAATCGTTCTGTCCAAAATTAATTACTGTTGAGCGTTATGAATATCGAGGACCGTTTAGAAACGAACTTGAAATGAAACAGGCCATGAGCAATGTCAAATCCGATTAATACTATACCTATACAGCAGTTTATACAGCAGGTCAAAGCTGCCGACCTGTCTCAACAGCGTGAAATTAAAATGGATATTAAAACTGCTAAGGCACTTGCATACAGTCTAGCAGAAGTAAATGCAAAAATACTGCAAGATTACGATATTCTACTTAAAAAATTAGAATCTAACACTGGAGCAAGTGTTAGTGTAAGTATGGATGGCGGCGGATTTTCTAACAGTTAAGTGATAAATATATGCGTACATAATAGGACGCATATATGAGTAGACCCAAGCCTAAGGTTCTTTTAGAATACGTTAATAAGAAAACCTACAAGAGCGAACAGATTCTTGAGGCAGATGCCATTTGGGCAGTATTCTATAAGGGCGAACCTTTTAACTTAAAATCTGCTAGTAATGTAACTAGCTATCCTGGACCTAAATACAAAAAAGTTAGTTTTAGTAATCCAGGGCATGCCCATAATCTTGCTAAAAAACTAAATCAAATGTTTAACTGCAAAGAATTTGAAGTAGTTAAGCTGACCAGTGGCGAAATTATTAAATGATATCAAAAGAAACTTTCACTAAAATCTTTTTGCAACAAAAAGATAAAAGTACAGATAGTGCCAATATGAAGCATCATATGTACAAATGGTGGCAAAGTCATAGAAGCAAAGACATAGGGGGACTACGTCTAAGCGAAGAAGGGTTTGATTATTTGGTAAACGAGTTGGAACTACGTAGTTACGAAATTCCATTTACAGAGCCAATCGACCTAAGTCCCCAAACTATTATATTTTTTGATAGGACTATGGATTTTCCATATTACCTTACAAACCAAAGTATTACTGTATTTTCGGAAAGAAAATCATTTGAGCTTTACATGTTTTCGGACGATATTCGAAAATACGGGTTAGTCAAAGCAATGAATAACCAAAACAAAGATAGCCAAACGGACATAAACTCCTAAAAAATCTGTTGACGGGGTAGCAGTTTACCTGTATAATAGATACATAGACAGCAAACATTAACCCGCTTTTAACTTAGGAGTTTATATGAGCGAAATTAGTTCTCGTACAGTTGGCCCAAAATCCGCAAAGAAATCTCTGCGTCGTGCTTTTAAAGCTAATCGCCCTTTGTTCTTGTGGGGCCCTCCAGGTATTGGTAAATCCGATATTGTTAAACAGATGGGCGAAGAATTGAACGCTCATGTTATTGACATTCGTTTGTCACTGTGGGATCCTACAGACATTAAAGGTATTCCATTCTTTAATGCTACATCTAACAAGATGGAATGGGCTCCTCCTGTAGAATTGCCCGACGAGGCTATGGCTGCTCAACATGACAAGATCATCTTGTTCATGGATGAAATGAATTCGGCGGCACCTGCTGTACAAGCGGCAGCTTATCAATTGGTTTTGAACCGCCGTGTTGGTACTTACAAATTGCCAGACAACGTACATATTGTTGCCGCAGGTAACCGTGAAACTGACAAAGGTGTTACTTATCGTATGCCTGCTCCGTTGGCTAACCGTTTCGTTCACTTGGAGATGAAGGTTGACTGGGAAGATTACTTTGGTTGGGCTGTTGACAATAAGATCCATAAAGACGTAGTTGGCTTCTTAACCTTCTCTAAAAAGGACCTGTACGACTTTGATCCTAAGAGTGCATCACGTGCCTTTGCTACACCACGTAGCTGGTCATTTGTATCCGAGTTGTTGTTTGATGACGAGGAAGATACAGACACATTGACTGATTTGATCTCGGGTGCGGTTGGTGAAGGTCTTGCAGTTAAATTTATGGCTCATCGTAAGATTAGCTCAAAGTTGCCTGATCCTACAGACATCTTAAATGGTAAAGTTAAGAAAATGGACACTAAAGAAATCAGTGCCATGTACTCTTTGACTGTGTCTCTGTGCTATGAGCTCAAAGATGCTAGTGACAAAAACGACAAGAAGTTTAACGACAAGGTTAACTACTTCTTCCAATTTATGATGGATAATTTTGAAACTGAATTGGTTGTTATGGGTACCAAACTTGCTCTTACACAATACCAATTGCCGTTGGATCCAGATGAGATCAAATGTTTTGATGACTTCCATGCCAAATATGGTAAGTACATTGCGGCGGCTACAGAAAAGCGTTAATTAGTAGCCAAAGTCAATTGACAGGACCTGCGGGTCCTGTTATAATATATACATACAGTAAATATTTAGGAGCAGAAAATGTCAAATTATCTAGACCCAATTGTTGATAAAATTGTAGTGGCTCGTGTTGGATTGCTACTACGTCATCCGTTTTTTGGCAATATGGCTACACGTCTTAAAATTGAAGACGCTAGTGAGTGGTGTGCTACTGCCGCTACAGACGGACGTCACTTATATTACAATAAAGACTTTTTTGCAGATTTATCTGTTAAACAAGTTGAGTTTGTAGTAGCACACGAAATTCTGCATAACGTTTTTGAGCACATGCTCCGTGTAGAAGGTCGTGATCGTAAGATATGGAACATTGCCGCTGACTACTCAGTTAACGGTACATTGACACGTGATCGTATTGGTGAAGCTCCTCCTAAGATTAAAATCTTCCACGACACTGCTCACTACGGCAAAAGCTCAGAACAGATCTATGATGAGATCTATGAGCAGTATGATGATGAAGAATTAGCGGCACTTGGCGAGTTGTTAGACGAACACATTGACTGGGAGAAAGAAGGCAAAAATGGTCAGCCTGCTTACTCTAAAGAAGAGCTCAAACAGATCCGTGATGAGATCAAAGAAGCTATGATGACAGCGGCTCAGGCAGCGGGTGCGGGAAATGTACCAGCAGAAATTGGTCGTATGATCAAAGAGCTTACTGAGCCAAAGATGAACTGGCGTGAAATTCTCCGGCAACAAATTCAAAGCACTATTAAAAACGATTATACCTTTATGCGTCCTAACCGTAAGGGTTGGCACATGACTGCTATTTTGCCCGGTACTAACTACGACGAGACTATTGATATTTGTATTGGCATTGACATGTCTGGCTCTATTGGTGATGACCAAGCTAAAGATTTTATTAGCGAAATTAAAGGCATTATGGACGAGTACAAAGAGTACAAGATTAAACTGTGGTGTTTTGATACTAAAGTCTACAACGAACAAGACTTTGACGGCTACGGCGAAGACATTATGGAATATGAAGTTAAAGGTGGCGGTGGTACAGAATTTGATGCCAACTGGGACTACATGAAACAACATGATATTATGCCTAAGAAGTTTATCATGTTTACAGATGGATACCCATATGGCTCTTGGGGCGATGAGAACTACTGTGACACATTCTTTGTAATACACGGTAACAATACAGTTGTACCTCCGTTTGGTGCTCACGCATACTACGAGTTTAAGAATTAATGAGTTTAAAAACCGGTAAGGTTAACCCCCTTAATGCGCTGGATTTGAGAAAGGTCTCATTTCCAGCGTTTCATTTCCATTATACGTTGTTGCCTAAATATACTCCTACATTTCATAAAAATATAGATTCTTGGATTTACACCAATTTAAATAGTAGATATTATATAGGTCAAGCTGTAGACCTTGTTGATAATACTGTAGTCTATGTTACAAAGATAGGGTTTGAGCAAGAAAAAGAACTTAGTTTCTTCAAACTTGCATGCCCACATTTAATCTAATAGATAATTAATATACATATATAATCATTTAAGGAGATCGTATGACTGAAGAAACTAAAACACCAATGCCAGCGGCACAACCTGCACCTGCACCCGAGCAACAGGAATCTGCAGATTTAACTGTTAATGACCTCAATGCTCTTAAAACTATCATTGATATTGCTAGTTCACGGGGTGCATTTAAACCAAATGAAATGGTAGCTGTCGGACAAACTTATCAAAAGCTATTTTCATTTTTAGAAACAGTGTCAAAACAAACAAAACAAGGAGCCTAATATGGCTGTAAATTTAAAACACGTAGGTCGTATTAAAACTAATGGCAGAAAATGTCTTGTGGTTTTTAGAACGTTGCCTAACGATGCATTCAATTGTCTAATTGTACAAACAGAAAATTTGTCAGACAGCTATCATGATTCATTAATTAATCTAGTCGAATCGCCGGCTGCACAAAATGCAAATGAATTTGCTGAAGTACTAGCTCGTGCTGTTTTCTCCGACGGTAGTACAATGTTGCCTAGTCTCCATGCAAAAGGAAACTTAGTTAAAGTTCCTACTGACATGGTTGAAATGCTACCAAATAATTCTGTGGCGATTTTGTTATCTGAATTAAATCAAATGATTGCAGAACAACAAGGAATAAGTGTTCAAGATCTAGCTGTTACAGATGGTAACGCAAAAAGCGAAATTAAAGAAATTGCCACTGCTAAAGATATTAGTCCTAAAGACATCAGCACAGATCCAGTAATTGATCAAGGTAGAACAACTAGTGCAAGTGTTAATGACGCAGAACAGGTACTAACAGTACCGTCTGGTACTCCAGATGATGTCGCTAAATTCTATCGTAGTCAAGCTGATAAATTAAGTAAGCAGGCTGCGGAAATGCGTAGAAAGGCCGAAGATTTATCTCCTACAAAGAAAAAAACAGCAATTAAAGAGTGAACAAGGGAAAGAAGTTTCCCACCGATGTAGTAGAACACTGGCCTGAAGTATTTGGCGAAATTACACTAAACGTAGTTCCACTAAAATACTTAGATTCCATTACGATTAAATTCAAGAATGGTAAAGTGTGGGAAATTAATATGAGAGCAAAGCAGGCACAAAGTGATTGGGACTCGTTTGAAACAAGTCTCAAAGATATGCTTTCCTCATACGAAAGCGAAATAGACAATGTCGATTTTAAATTAGATACAGAAAGAGTTAAAAAAGACATGATTAAACATACAAACAGATTTTTAAAGAAAAGACAGCTTAGATGAAAGTTAAACTTGTATCATACTCACAACCAACAGATGAGTTCCGCCAACAGAATATTACAGATGCACTAGACCTTGTTGCATACTGTGCTAGAGTTAGTAATCCTGCTAATCAATTTAATACAGAAACTAGTGAAAAACTAATTAAGTATTTGATTAAGCATCAACACTGGTCGCCACTTGAAATGGTCAGTGCCTGTATTGAAATTAAAACTACACGCGACATTGCTCGACAAATTTTACGTCATCGTAGTTTTAGCTTCCAAGAGTTTAGCCAACGCTACGCTGATCCTACAGCAGAGTTAGATGAAGCGTTTGTATTACGCGAAGCAAGATTTCAAGATACAAAGAATAGGCAAAATAGTGTTGAGTTGGACATGAATGATGAAAAACAAAAACTATTAGCTGTTGAATGGGAAAGGGCACAACGGCGGGTGTTATTTTCAGTTAAACAAGAGTATTCTTGGGCTATTAAGAATGGTATTGCCAAAGAACAGGCTCGTGCTGTTCTTCCAGAAGGTCTTACAATTAGTCGTATGTATATGAATGGTACATTACGTAGTTGGATACACTATATTGATCTACGTAAAGAAAACGGTACACAAAAAGAACATATGGAAATTGCGTTAGCTTGTGCTAAAATTATTGCAGAAATTTTTCCGTTAGATCGTTAATTTTCAAAAGTTGTATCGCCCGGCCACAGAGGTAACTTTGTTCCGGGCGCTCTCTTGGGTATTTTACTGTCGGCACTACTAACACAGCTTTCGCTGATACAGGGTTTAGGACCATCAAATAGTTTAAATCCTGTCTCAATGTTTCCTAGAGGAGCATCTCCACAACTGTAGCTACGTTTAATGCTGCCGTCGGGTTCACGAATAATAATTCCTCTATAACCACTTGAACATTCCCAATCTTTAAATTTGTTAAAATTAAAAGCATTAAAACGTTCTGCTTGATCTATATACCAAATTTTGTGTTCACTGTCTCTAAACTCTACTTGAAAGTGTTGTGGTACTTTACTCTGTGCTTCTTGGTATATAGGATCAGGAGTTTTAAAAAACTTAGGTTCAGGTCGTTTTACCAGTTTGGCGAGTGCGGATTTTGTCTCAGTAAATGCTCGTTGTGGCATTCCGTTGTGCAGACGCTTTAACATTTCGTCAGTATATCCATCTACAACACGACTGGCAGTAGGATCACTCTGCGGCTTTAGTGTAACGTTGATACCTTGATTGTGAAAGAACAATGCGTTATCAAAATCACGTTCAAACCATTTGGGAACCATAACCATGTTAATGGTTATCTGCACATCATGCTGTTGACATAAAATTAATTTATTTGCAAACTCTTGCATCTTTTCGGGTGTGTCTACATGTTCAGTATGTAGACTTGCTGTAATACTAGCACGATGAAACTTGCTAACGGCAGGGCAATACTTCTCTTCAAACCATTTAAGTGGTCGACTCATATTGCTAGTCATATGCACACTAGTATAGTTTGTGTTATCTACATCATCGTTTAGGTAATTAAGGATGTCAATGTAACCAGGATGGAAAGTAGGCTCTCCTCCACTAAGACTAAAATGGAAACTATTAAAATTACGTTCTCTAGCTTGTCGTTTGATTTCGTCTATTGTCTTTAAACACAGTTCAGTTGGTCTATGGTCCTTGCTGTCGCTTCGTGCATATGGCCAACAGTAGCTACAACGGTAATTGCAGTATCTGCCCAACAACCAACTAACTGTAAATAGGTCTTTGTACAACATTGTACGCTGTCCAACACGAACAATATCATTGTAGGGAATTTGTGTGAAGTCATAGGCACTCCAACTTAGGTCATTCATAATTAACTTTTTCTAAAATAATACTCAAATGGTTGAGTGGGATTAATAAACATACTTTTATCAAGTGTGGGATATATGTCATTTATAATACAATGATGCATATGTTTTCCTAAAATTAAATTGTTTTCTTCGCTCATATGGCATTTTCTAGCATCTTGGAATCCCTCTATTTCATGAAATTGTTGTTTGTTAAAATATTCAAGTTCTAATTCACTAACACCGCCTATTACAGAGCCATAGGCTACCTCAATTATAAATCCAATAGGACATTTACGTTTAATATCATCTATCATTAGTTGATGAAAATGTTCATCAGATTCGTTATAAGTATACTTAAAAAACATATCCATTGCAGTTAAATGTGCTAATTTTTCCGGAGAATGTTTTTGTTTTTCTAACATATATTGAGTATTCGAAGGATTCCAATTACTACCAAATTCTTCATGATCGCCTGGCATATGAGCAAATCTTCTGCAAGAATTAGTTATTAAAAAAATTACTTTATCATACTTAGACAGATCTGTTTTATCAAATATTCTTTTAGAAAAATATAAACTAGCTCCGCCTCCACAAAAGTTATCCACATTGTGAAATTGTCGTAAGTAATCAATCCAGCTAGGCCCAACATCTAACCATCTATTTTTATCTTTCCAGTTTATATGATCGTCTCCAAAGCTATCACCAAATATTGCTATTTTCATAATTAAAATTTTCTAAAATAATATTACCAAAGTCTTTTTCTAAAATAATGAGTGCGATCTCTAACTGGATTTACAAAATCATTTTTATTTAAGTAAACTGAGTCACCTTGCAAAAATTTTAATATTTGATCTGCTAGTATTTTGTGATTCTCTTCATTCATATGGCATTTTCTAGCATCGTGTAATTCAGGAGAGTTTGGCATATTTTCTCCTAATCCAAAATATAATGTGTCTTTTTGTGAGATATCTAATAATGTCGAAGACCCTGCCGTATCTAGACTAGGAATAGAACTAGGAAATGCAGGAATTAACACACTATCTGGTCTTTTTTCTTTAATGTCATCTAAGATTAATGAATGTATAGTATGATCAAATTGATCATTCTGTATGTATAGGTAGTAGTCCCTAACTGCCATTAAAAAGTTTTTTTCTATTAAATTATAATTATTAAATTTTTTCTTATCTTCTATAATAGAAAAAACTGAAGACAAGTTATAAAATGTCTTATTAATTTCATTACATCCGTCTGGTAATTTATCAAAAGTGATTCTGCGACAAGGAAAAGTTACTACAAAAATTATCTTATCAAAATTTTTATAATGTTGGTCAAATAGTTTTTTTGACCAATATGTGCTTGTAGCAGAACTAGCAAAATTTGTTATTTGATAGTTAGTAGTATTTCGTATATGATCTATCCACGAATGCCCTATATCTGCCCATTCAATATCCCATTGGGGACTAGTATCATGGGCAAAACTATCTCCAAAAATAGCAAGAGTGGTCATAGTGTTTTTGGTCTCCAGTAGTGATCTAATTTCATAGGTGGCTTAACAAAATCATTAATGTCTAAATGTACTGGTTCTCCAGATAAAAATTTTAACATTTTGCGATAGAATATAAAATTGTTTTCTTCACTCATATGACATTTTCTAGCATCAACTCTTGTAGAATGTATTTTATGATATAGTTTTAAATATGTATTATTACATAGATATTCTAGTTCCATGTGACCTATTTCACACATTGCTTTATGTGTTAAATTAGGTATACTATTGTGGAAACAAGGTATAATAACAGTATCGGGTCTAATTTTTTTTATAGCATCTACCATTAACCAATGAGAGTCTTGATCATACTCATCGTTTTTTACTAATAGAAAATAATTTTCAATAGCAGTTAATTGAGTAATTCCATGAGAATGCGGATTTAATCGAAGTAATTCTTTTTTCCATCTTACTACTTGATCGTAGTTAGGATGGTGTTTTTGACTACGTGCTAGATTAGAAAAATCTTCAATTTCTATTGTTAGTCTACCAGGGCTTGTAATCATAAAGATAATTCTGTCGTGTTCGGCATGAGTATCCTTAAATTGATTAAAGCTGTAAAATAGTGAAGCACCACCTTCAGCATAATTTGAAACACTATTATGTCCAGTCATTCCTAGCAATTGTGTCCAGCCTGGGCCTACATCATTAAATCTATGTGGCCATTGTGAGTTATCATCACCAAAACTATCTCCATAGATTCCTATTTTCATTTAGTCAATTCCTGTTTTATATCAATACTTATTTCGTTAATACAAATATCTTTAGGTTGATCAATTAGCCATTTAATATATTCAGCTGTTTTACTAATAGGCATGCAGGTTCTGTCAGGGTGCTTATGTTGTACATTAGATAAACTTCCAAAACTTATTAATGTTATTTTAGGAGCAGTCCCCCAAACACCATTTATTCCTAGTGTGTTGCAATAATCTCTAAGAGCTTTTTTTTCTGCATTGTACAACCAAGCACCGCCTTTTTTTACACGATCGGTTGTTGATCCTACGCAAATAATATGAGGGTAATGTTTATTGTCAATACAAGATTTATAAATTTGATCAAGTAAGACCGTTTGATTAAATTTCCATAATGCAGAATTGTTTATAATTACATCATAATCAAGGACTAGCTTAGATAATCGTTGCTGGCCTTCTTGTGACGTTAAATCATATCCATTAATTCTACTAACAAATGTTGCATCTGGATATAGAGCATGTATTTCTTTAGCTATTCCCGTCTGTGGGTTCCCGGTCATTAAGATTTTCATAATTTAAAATGTTTTTAAGATCAGGAAATATTTCCCAGTAATTTTTATTTTTTAGGCGGCCTTGTTCTTCAAACCATCTAATAGCATCATCTATTTTAATTTTATTTCTCTGCTTGCCTATTACATGCACTTTAATTCTGTTTAAATAATTTATCTGCTGTTCTCTATAACTAGAATTAGGAAGTTGGCGCATTACTTCTGCTGCTTTATCTAAGTAAGTAGAATAATGAGTGGGCAACAATGCTGGCATTAATTCAAAAGGCCAGGTAACTAAATTAGTACCAATTTGCCAAGTATTACCATACTCCGAAACTGGCTTATATTCTTTTGCTAGGTCGATAAACCATTGCAAAACTTCATGGTAATGTTGTACATTTAAACAGCTTAATGTAGGCAATAGATCAAGTCTATGTAGTCTAGGTTCTGTCATTAAAAGTCGTAAGTTTTCTTCAAATCTTGAAAAATCTAATCCATCTCTTATTTCTTCACCTATAGTACCCAATGCATCTAAACTGAATGCTACAGAAAATTTATATCTAGGATGTGCTTTAACATATTCAAGAAATTTTTCAATTGTTCGCTTCTTAACATTTAAATTAGATGTAAACTTAAAAGAAATATATCGAGAACTATGTTTTCCCCATGTTTTATCATGGATAGAAATAATCTTTTCCATAATATCAAAAGTTTCTAATTCTAGAAAAGGCTCGCCGCCTAAAAAATTATAAGTTAACGGAGTAAAATCAAATGTTAATTTACATTCTATATACTCATATAACGCTTGTAAAGTAGCATCTTTCCACGCAGTATCTACTATAGGAATTGTACCTTTAAGTTTAGCCCATTCACTACTTACTTGTTCTGTACAATACATGCATGTTTGATTGCAAGTTGTACTTAACATTATTTCAACGTTTCTTGTAAAGTCAGAATCCATTAAACTATCAAGTGCAACCGGTGACCATTCTCTATATTTCCATTCGTTCCAGTTTTGCCAAATACTAGCCGGGTGGGAGTGTTTACAATGGCTGCAAGTTTTAGGAAAATCATTGTTTTCTATAAAGTATTTTTTATCTTCCAACAATTCTCTATTTTTCACAAATACGTTTCTGCCATAAGATGTAATCTCATCAGGAGAAAGCATTTGCGGTTCTCTTTTACAACAATTTTTTATTTCTTTTGTTGGGACATTAACATTGATGTCAGTCCACATTTTACTGCAAGCAAGATGTTTTGTCATAGTCCTAAGTGGTACCTTACATATGTAGAAAGTTCTGGTTTGTTGTCAACATCTTTGTTAGGGATGCCTACCATTTTGTGTATTAACGGACTATAATACTGTGTTGCTCCTTGTTTTTTATGCCCGATTCCCATAAAAACTATTACTTCATTTTCAATGTCATGGCCTAACATTTTAGAAATACCTGGATGGTCTTGAATACAAGCACAAAATCCAGTATCTAATCCCTTAGCATGAGCACTGAGCATAGCAAACATACTTGCAATACCAATTTCATTTTGCATTACTTGTTTGTTATAAGTTGCATTTTTCATTTCGTGATTAAGATTGATGCCGTCGTCATCTAAAAATCTAAAAGAGAATGCAAGTATCCACGGTGCTAACAATTGAGGATTCCTAATATCGTCCATTTTTCCTTTAGCCTTGCGATCAGCTGTTTCAAAAATTTTAAATCTTAATCTAGGAACTCCTGTAAGAGGAGTAGCAGTTGACGGACCTGTTTGTACAATATTAATAAATTCAGTTGCACACAAATTAAAATGATCTACTGAACCTTCTTCTGAAGAGTTAGTATTATCAATTATTTGTAATGCAACACTTTGATTAGTGGGGGCGGCGATTTGTGGAAGTATATAATTAGCTATTAAATCTTTTAGATAATTATGAGCATCAATTTCTGCAAACTGTCTAACTCTAGAAACACCGTTCTTCCAGTATCTATTACCTATTTTTAAAGTTTGTTCGTTAGTGTCATATCTTAAATCATTAAGATAACCATCAATTACATATCCAACATCTCTAGTACATTTTGCCGAATCATACTGATATCCAGAATACAATCCTTCAGCAGTTCGGGCATGTTGAGATACAAATGCAACTACTTGTTCAACTGCAAAAGATTTATTTTTTAATAAAATGTCATGGGCATTAGGTCTTACATTAGGATCAGTATTGTCAATCACATCAATGTAATAAGGAACTTTACGCTGCTTACTAGGACAATGATCATGCAGTTCTTGAATTATTTCATCAATTAACTGCTTTGATGGTACAGTGTCTTCCCAGGCATATGTAGTTGATCTGCTTTCTAAAATTTGTTGCCATTCCATTTTTAATTTCCTTTATATGGTCTTAACTCAGGTACGTACACAAAAAAGTCTTGTTCTCTAAGCCTATCAAGTTCAGCTGTATAATCAAAAAACTCTTGTAGGTATTTTGTATTATCTTCTGCAAACATGTAATTAATCATGTCTTTAACTTTTGGCCAATCTAAAAAAGGTTCCAATCGTTGTTTAGCTAATTCTTTTAGTGCTGTTGGTAGTACTTGTATATTTAGTGAGCGTGGGTGATTCAATATATTTAAGTAGGGTTTTAATTTACACGTAGTATCTATCCATTCAAATAGTTTATCTAAATGCAAAATATTGTAAGTCTGTATAGTACAATGTATTTGCACAACAACATTCGGCATGTTTAAAAATTGATCTATATTCTTTTCAACCATAGACCATGCTGTCGGATATCGAATATATTTGTTTAACTCTCCGTGCGCATCTATAGATGCATTTAATTGAACTTGTTTAAAACTAGACCAATATTCTATCATCTTTTTTGGAATATTTGTAAGATTGGTATTATATTTTAATTTAATATTTTTTGCAAAACCTTTGTCAATTAAGATGTCAAATAACTTATATTGTTCTATTGCAAGTGTAGGCTCACCGCCTGTAAGATAGATTTCTTCAATTGTATTTGCAATTTCTGAAACACTATCCCAAGTTTTAGTGTCCGTTGGCCACGTTAATTTTTTAAGTCTATTTTCTTCTTCAATGTTTATTTTTGTATTCGGTACTAGCTCTGCTTTTACAACTACAGAATTCCATTCTTCTATCCATTGATTACTTGCATAAGGATTACACATTCTGCATTTTAAATTGCATAAATTACCTAATCTTAAATCTATATATTCAATATCGAGAACTGCATCTACTGCATACTCTTTAGATTCGTCGTACCATCTTTTATTGTAGTTTAATCTAGCAGACTCAACTCCAGTGTCTTCTTCTTTAAAACACCGAACACACATTTCTGGTCTAGTACCAGAAAGCATTTCTTGTCTTATCTGTTGATATGTTGGACTATTCCAAACTTCACTAGGTTTGTTTTTAAAAATTTTTAAAGAGTTGCCTTGAGTATCTTTAATAACATTTTTTCCCGGAGTACTGTTACAACAAACTCTATATACCCCAGATGCATTAGTAGCAAGGCTATTCCAAGGAACTGTACAAAATGTATTTGATTTCATTCTATCTCTTTTAAAAATGTTAATAGCAGACCCATTTTTACAGCCCATTGCTGTCCGGGATTAGTACCTTTATTAGTTGCATGTAGCTGAACTGCATCAAACACATAGGGAGCACCGGGGCGCCATTCACCTGTTAATTCTGGTGTTAATCCTGTTAGTCTAGCTCTAGGAGTATAACTAAGATATTGCTTATAGTGTGCTTCATCATACTGTACTGAGTTTAATTCTCTCGGGATTAAACTACCATCATTGTTGTAAAAATCAACTGTCGTATGATCACTGCAAATAGGATATGTAGTTGCAGGAGGAGGCGCACTACTAGCATGATTATAAACATGTGCAAAATCACAATGTCTCTGATGAAAAAATACACCGTGACTTACTGTATCTGGGCTGTTACCTATCCACATAGGAATAAGAACATTTCTCCATGGCGTAAATTTTCGTTGTTCATGATTCTCAGGAATTTTTCTTAAACTATTTTCCCAATCAGTTCTGCGGGTACTATCATTATGTAACCCATATTGGCTAGGTGTAATTAAAAAATTCCCGCCAACTGCTGGGCTTTTACTACAACCCGGGACAATTTGTTCTAACTTATCTAAAAATTTAGTAGCAACAATATCTAAATTACCGCTGGCAAAAATAGTGCCGTTTGCATTATGCCTTACATTATGGCATCCAGCAAATGCAAATGCGTACATCCAAGATAATTCGTCTGCATCAAACATAATATCGTGACAAACAGCAGGTTCAAAATGTCTACGCATAGAATCCATTGCATCATCACTAGTTAGGTCCGGCATGTAAGATTCATACTGTTGTGTATTATCTGCCCACGCACTTTTAATTTTTTCGATTTCTTGACGAACAGGTTGTATGTTCTTTTGGTCACCGTGTATTGAAATATACATTTTAATTCTCCTAATTTATTTAAAGATGTCAGACATTTCGGAAAAAGTAGTATAAAAACTTATGTCTCTTTGTGCATCAATTTTTTCTAAATAATCTTTCATTTCTAGCAATCTTCCACTCCAATCTTCTGACTTCATGAAACTGATCATGCCTCTTAATCTTTTTACACCATATTGATTATTCAACCACTGTTCTTTAGAAACCTTACCCTTGCTTTTTTCAGATAAACATAGTTCCCAGTTTTCTTCAAACCATGGTATAAATTCTTCATATTTCTTTTCACACGTATCTTTAAACCACTGTGGCAGTACTTTTACATTTAAAAATGCAGGCCAGTATACAAAATGATAGTTAATACCACCTGCGCCTAATGGCCACATATTAATTTTCTTAAAATTCTGTTGTAATTTCCAACGTAAAAAATCTGGAATATAATAGATATTTAATGCATTAACTGCACAAGCTATAGTAACTTCTACATTGTCAGGTGTTTGCTCATCTAAAATTTTAAACACTTCTGTAGTTCTTTCCCACTTGCTAGGATAACGTATGTACTCATTCATTGACCCTATACTGTCCACACTATAATGAAAGCGCACAATCTTAAAATGACTCCATAACTCAAATAGGTCTTCACGCCATTCAACTCCATTGCTGTTGTAACGTATCTCAATATCTTTAGCACGACCTTGACGAATAATTTCTTCAAGAATTTCGTAATGTTCGTCAATGATCAGCGGTTCTCCTCCGGCAAAGTAGACCTGTTGCATGTGGGGAATTTGTTCATAGAACTGCTGCCAGAACACAGGATTTTGTTTGTGCCAATTATAACTGCTGCCGTTGATGCTGCCTTTATTATCCCATTGCCATATTTTTTTGACTCCCTCATTTTCTAATGTAGGAAATACTTTCTGCCAATCTTTGATCCAGCCACTGCTGTCATGGGGACTGCACATGATGCAGGCTAGTTGGCACTTAGTCCCAAAACGCAAATCAATGTAGGCTAATTGTGGAGGAACACTGCCGTCTTCGTTAGTTTCATTAATCAACTTGTCTACATCAACACGCTGTCTCCAATACTCAGTTTCCCACATTCTTTTACTGTTATGTCCCGCTGCTTCTTCTTTGTAGCATTTAGTGCAGCTAGGCGGTTGTTCTCCTGCAAGCATCTGCTTACGAACATTCTTCATGTAGTTGCTATTCCAGGCTGTTTGAAAGTCTGTGTTGTTGAGATTACTAGGTAAACCTTCATCGTTTTTAAGTACTCCAACTTGTGATCCGCCTACTTTTTCTTCGTTAGTGGCGGCGACACCGCTAGCATTAGCCGTGCAACATACTCGCATACTACCGTCAGGGCGTGTGCTAAGATGTACCCAAGGAAGGATACACCATGTTTTAGAAGGGTAATTATTCATTATTTAAATTGTTCCTCAAATGCGTCATATTTTGTGCCGCAAGTTTTTGCACATACAGCAAGTTTGCCATCTGCGCAACTAGATTTTTTCCAACTATTAGGAATAAGGTCTTGCATAAATTTACCATTTACAATACTTTCTAAATTTAATTTAGTAGCATTGAGGTTGTCCTTGCCAACTTGTTCTATCAAGTTCCATATTTGTCCACCTTTAGGAGTCCAGTACCAAACATACATTTGTCCAGCTGTCCAACAACAAGGTTGCACAATACCTTCTGCTGAAATATAAAGACTTTTTTCTTCTGCTACTTTACATTTGATTGGAACTTCATCCCAATATTTTTCCATTGGTTTTTTCTTTTCAGTGTCTTTATGGAAGACTTGTGGAAAAATATACCCTGCTAAATCTTCTTGCTTACTTGGTAAAAATTTAATAGGGGCTTCTGATTTGGCAATCTTACTGAGTTCTTCTAAAGCAGCATTTCGATATTTAGGATTAGCAGGTGCTTGTAATAATGTAGTTGCGATTCCTTTACGATTAGCAGCTTGATGCATTTCTTTAGTAACACCGCTGGCATTACTAAAAAATCTAGCAGACTTTTTAAATTGAAATCGTTCAAACCCCATAGATTTTGACAATGCTTCTGCAGCATCTACTTGGTGTTCGTTATGTGCAAATACAATATAATCCCAACGTGCTCTGCCGCCGGCTGCAATAAATGCAGATGCATTTTCCATAATTTTAGACCAAACGGTATTTTGTCTATATAGATGATTAGTATCTTCTAATCCGTCTATACTAAAAGTAACGTATCCTTTAGGGCCTAATACTTGTGCAAGTGTTTTCCACCACTCAGGCTTCTTAGCCGACCCGTTTGTCATCATGCTGAGATTCATTTTAGGATTATGTTCTCTAAAATAAGCAAAGGCTTCTAATGTATCTCTTGCAACAATTGGATCACCATAGTTTCCACACATGTACATACGATCTAACTGTGCTATAAAGTTAGGTTCAAATATACGTTTAATATCTTCTATGAATAGTTCAGTACCCGGAAGTTGTGGATTTTCTTGACCGCCATTAATGTTACGAGCGCACATAGGACAGGCTGCATTACAGTTATCTGTAATTTCTAAGTGTACTGCCTTAATTTCATTATATGTGTATAACATTATTCCATCACTAATTTTATTTCTTTTGCAGGGCCAACACGACTAGGAAGGTCTCCGTACTTTTCTACATAGTCTTTAATAACAGCTCGATACCAATTTTGACTGTTATGATAGGCTTGAACATTATACTTGTAGATGTTGTTATTTGTAGCTTCCATAACTGTTAATGCTCTAGCTGCTTCTTTTTGTAAGTCTCGTAATTCAAGATTGTCTATCATGGTCTTCCTATAAGCATTACTCGCTTATACCCTTTAAGTTGAAGCTCACCTTCAAATAAAATTTCGTTCATTGGAAACTTCTTTTTCATATGGTTAACGCTATGCACACAATTAATATGGCCTTCACCATCAAACATATTATTGCTGTGTATTGCCACAATAGGATTAGATTCTAGTTCTTTAAATCTAATCTGATGAAACCAATCTTCGCTCATGTGCTCTGCACTTGTGTTAATAATTAGGTCAGGTACAAATTTTTCTACATATTCTGTGTTTTCTTTAAAATTAGTAACAGGCCATTCGTATCCGTTTTTGTGCAATGTTAATTTGTTTATATCTGCACACACAGCTTTAACTTTATAATTTTCAAGATACTTTAAATTAAATGTATAATCGCTAGCTTCACAAAAAGATTTTTCAAGATCTAAAATTCTAATTTTGTCAAATTTTAATATTTTATCATATATACTAACTAGCTGACCAAACCAGCCTCCCATAATTACAATATTGGAATATTTAATTCCTAATTTAGATAGTTCTTCTATAAGCCATATTTTACTTCGAATTTGACTTCTGCTTAACCCGTCTTTAATCGGTTGTATATCATTATTTTTAGAAAAGGAGTTAATTGAACTAAACAACTCGTCTCTGTTAAGTCGCTTAAGACAATAATTAAGCATAGACTCATTAACGTTTTCTGCTCTTAAGACATTAATGATATCATGTATAAACGCCCTGTCTTCTCCTTTTTTTAAAAACTCACAATAAGTTTCTAATCCAAATAATAACTCAACTGCATCGTTTTTATTTTCCATATTGTTTCTCTAACCATTCAAAATCATTGATCATTTTTAATGCGTCAACATTATTTGAATTGTTAGTTCCATATAATGCTCCTGCTTTAGCACCTGCTAATGCATAGTCTCCGTAAATTCTATCTGCACCTTTAGTACACCATGCAGTTAATCTTTGCTGAGTTTCATCTGATTTTTGTCTATCAATTATTTTACTTGATAATTTACAACATTCTCTAAATGCACTCTTCCAAGTGTTAAAAGGATCACTGTTAAATGCTGTAATATTGCTAACTTCTAAAACTGGTTTAAACTTTTCACTAATACTAGTTGTCATATCTGGCTTTGTAACATCCATATTAATTGTCATACTTCTAGGTAATAACTTTACTCCGCCATTTCCATATTCTAAATCATTTATAGGATTGATACTTCTCCATACATGCACAGTGTCTAACAATTTAGTTTTATAACTAAAATCAAAAGTATCAAGTATTACTGCATCACCATCTACAACCCAAAACATATGTGTGAAACATTTTTTTGCAGCCATTATATGTGCTCGATGGATGCCTTTAACTCCATGCACACGTTTAGCCAAGGGAAATCTAGACGCTAATCTTTGCCAGTTTTCATCAGCATTAGGTTCATTATAACTTATAAAAACAATATCGTACATTACTCTATAACCCAGTTATTTTTCATACGAGGAGGATTTGTGTATAATGCTTTAAAAAATTTACTTTGATCAGCATCTAATATGCTAGGTCCTGTAAGTATGCCTAACTGATCTCTTAGCTGTGTACCTAATTCTAACATTTCTGCAGACAAGTCAAAGTCAACACTTGTTTCTAAAGTATTCCATAGACTATTGAGATACTTAAAATCTCGTACATTAGTATGATCCCAATCATCTTTAAGATTAGTCATCCAGCAACCCAATCTAGCACCGTACATGGCCCAAATACCGTGTTCAACATCTGCGCCAACATTCATCCATGTTACTAGTCTATGATAATTCTTCCAGTGAATTTGTTTGTCAAATGGTAAATCTTTTGAAGGCTTGCTACCTTCAAGTAAACTCATTTTTACACCTTCGCGGAATCCTGCTCGCCACGCCTGCTGGGGAGTAGCGTTATTATGTACATAACTCATACAGCTTTTTAACTGTAGATAGTTTATATCCCAACAAAAATCTACTTGAGTTTTATCATTTGTAGGATCAGCATTTTCATGAGTCTTCATGTTTAGCACTAATTCTCTATCCCAGTTCTTAATTCCACCATTACCGTATTGTAAACCATTAATAATGTTTTCTGCCGCATATGATAGAACAGATTTAGACAGGTCTACTTCGTCAACAAATTCAACAGACTGTTGAATTAATTCAGGCTTAATAATATTGTCACCATCAATAATAGTAACACGGTCTGTTTCTGCAAGTCTTGCACAGGCCTTGTGTGCGCTGTCACTGCCGTCAACACCGTGAACACGTTTTGCCCAAGGAATCTTTGTTAGCAAGTCGGCATAATTTTTTTCAGCATTGGGTTCGTCATAGCTTAGATAAACAACATCATAGTCTATTAATTTAATTTTTTTAGTCATTTACTATTCCATAAGAATTAAAAAAGTTCTTAGTAAGTATGGCAATATTTTCAAAGTTATAATTTAAAGATTTTTCAACAATTCCATGCAGTTGAATGTCTTCTAAACTTACCTCTAAAGTTTCAAATAACCAATTATAATCGTTTTTATCAACAATAAAAAATTGTAAGTTTCCGCTATATCCTGTAATGTCAGGATTAATTTTAAAAACTATTTTTTTGTCTTTAATAGATACTGCTAACTCAGGAGTAGTTTCACAAGCTGTTATTACAGAAAAATCTTTATAAACAGATTTAACATGCACAGTGTTTTCAACAAATTGTTTATTTCTACTACCTTTAACTTTAAAATTTTTATAATCTTTTTTACCTTCAAGGAAATCTTTAACTAAAGCTTCAGTAGTTTCAACAAAGTTTCCAGACTCTTTTTTTTCATTTGTAATTGAATATATGTTATTGTTTTCGTCATAATATACATAAAACATATTAGGAGCAGAAAACATTGTGTTTGTACGCAAGCGGTCTTCTTCACTTATAAAGTCAATGCCTTCAATACCTTGATTCATATACAGCCTCTAATTTTTTTATAATATCGTCAGTAAGAAAATCATTCTCAGTGTAATGAAAAACACCTGTTTGTAAAAAATTTGATATTTTAAGATCGGCATGATCAGTAAACTGCATAGTAGTTGCCGATTGCCATGTATCTGGAATATCATGCCAGTTTTGTATTGCCGGCTTCATATGCGTAAAAGTTAAAGGATTACCTGTGCCAAATTCTTCTTTGGCATCTAATATTGTTGCTGCAATGGCCGATGATACATCCATACTACAAAACTTTTGAGGATTATTAGGAGTATAAATGCTGTAGTATTGTTTCCAGTTTTTTACAATAATTTCTAACCATTTGTAAAATTCATAAGATCTTTTATTTTTTTTAATGTAATGTATTCCAAAATACAAATCTGGTAGATTGTTTTCAACAAAAGATTTTCTATAAAAATTGTTAGTCACAATTTCGCCTTTGTATGTTTGTACATTTCCGGCTAATGCAATATTTTTATTTTCTAAATAGTCCCACCAGTGATCATTAGAAGAACATACTAGCATGTCTGAATCGTAAACTAGTGTTTCCTGATAAGGGCTTGCATAAATTATCTTCCATCTGTTTTCAATTTTCCATTCAGATTTTTCGGCAGCATCTCCCCATGGAATTGAAACTATGTGATCAAATGCTTTTGTATATTCAAACGGCACTGAATCATTTGTCATTAAACAAACGTTGTTTATTTTATTATGTTGTTTAATTGACAATGCTAATGCATAGGCTTGTCTAACATAATCAATATCAGAATTTTGTGCAAAAATTAAATGTCCCTTAGTCATTCAACACCCTTAAAATACTGTGCTTGTTCATTACATGCACATCAACATCGGAAATTTTCAAGGCAGTATATTCACCCATTGCATGTTCTTTTTCAACTAACAAAGTGCAGGATGTGGGTGTTGCGGCAATTAGAATATCCTTATCTGTAACATAATACATTCTTCCAGGAATTGTGTCAACATTATCGGTAACATAACCATTTAAGATATGTAACGAAATGCTAAATGCATAATCGTTTCTAAATTTCTTTTCAGGAATTTGATAGATTAATCTATAGTAGTTCCAGTTTTGTCGTATGAAATCAACTAGATCGAACAGTATACGAGTATTGGGTGTTTTCTTAAAATATAACACTGTTGCCCAGTAAAATGGTATAGAATGTTGATTTACATATTTGAACTCGTTACCTGTTCTCCATCCTGTTAAGTCATATGAGTCTTTGTAAATTAAAAAATCTTTTTCTAACTTAAAACAATTTAATAAAAAATTACTGTTAACAAGATAATCTGCGTCAATAACTAGTGTTTCATCGTACGGAGTTAGATCATAACTTTGATATCGATTTGCATTTTTCCAAACGTAAACATTTGATGCAATAGCACCATCAAAAAAGGTTTTAGTTTGTGTAGAAGTATCTTGAGAAAAAATTATTTTATCAAATACGGATGTAAATATTTCTGGTAGCAAGGTCGTTGCATCAGTTACCAAACTAACTGGTAACTGTAAATGTTCTTTGACTCGTTTAGCTGCTGCCAGTGCAAGTTCTTGATAATTGAACTCACTGTTAAATGCAAAAATTAAAACTCCCTGTGTCATTATGCTAGGATACTTTCTACAGATCTAGATTTTTTTAAATCTTCGTATTTTGTAAAATACAAATTATTAGCTCGTACATGACAATCTAATAGTTGTTCTAAAAAGTTAGAAAGACTTTTTACAAGAATTGGAATTCCATTACTATCAACTATTACAGTTTCTTCTAACTCTAATAATTTTAGACTTTGAACATAGGAAATTAATACAGGAGTAGCTTGAAATGTGCCACCGTTATGAAAATAAAACAGTGTTTGTTCAAATTCTTCTTTTAAAATACGTTTTTGATTGGCCATAGTAGCCATTAAGTTGGCTATATTGAAGGCCTTAGTAACTTGCTCATTCATGTAGATACTCCATAATTACAATCTATACTGTAATTATGCAACGATCTACTGGGTTAGAAAATTTATGAGCCGCTGAAAGTTGGGGAAGCGATGGTCGGACCAGTAACGGATACGTTACTACCTGATGGTCTAAACATAGATACAGTACTGGTCAATGTACCTGTAACGAATTCGTCGACAGGTGCTCCAAGGCCGGTTTGATCACCAGTATCTGCATCAGTAAATTCTATGGTGAATATAATAGATGTAGGTTCTGTTCCAGATCCAAATGCTGTATTAAGTTTAGCTAATACGCGATAATAATTTTCAGCATACGTACCAGCAGTGGCATTTTTAATATAAATTTGTTGATTAGAAGTTGTTAGATCAAAAAAACCTATACTAGTTGAAGTACCAAATGAATTAGAAGGAGTGCCAGCAATTGCTTGGCCTGTTCCAGTATAGTCCATAAATACTGTGCCTTGTTGTTGTAACAGATTAGTCCAGCTAGTATCTTTAGTAGATGCTGCAGTTCCTACTCTACTTCCACTGAATCTAATTTGTCCGCCTGCATTAAAGAAATACCTTGCTGCTAATGCCGAAGTAAATTCGGTAGTTACGGAATGTGTAATGTTTACTCGCCAATTTGTTGATCTAGTACCTACCCCATTAGCAATAGCTTCTGGAGATCCTTGTCCAACTGCACACACTCTTTTATTCGTAACACAAGAATCTGCCATTGTATCATATTGGGCCCTAACTGCTTCTGATATAATTTGTACCTGTCCTGCACTAGGAGTTGTACTAACCGGCTCTGATAAGTTTAACAATTCGTTACTGCCAGTTTGGTGGCCACGACATTTAGCAATATCTATTCTTAAATTATTCCAAAATGTTGCAGTTTGTGTAGAACTAGATGTAGCATCAATACTAGATAATGCTTGGCCGTAACCATCTGTACCTGTTCCCATAACATTATTAATTTTAGTTCTAATAGAGTTAAAGTCATTAACTTGTATTAGTTGTCCAACACCTGCTGTCATTTTCTATCCCTTATAGTATTACTGCTTCAATTAATTTAACACCAGTGTCGTCACTAGACTCTAAAGCTATTGCAAATATATCATTTGCATGCGGAACTGCAGCCACTGCCGTACCGTTATTAGCTGCAACTAGTCTTTGTCCTTTGCGCACTGCACCTTGTACTTTAACAGGTACACGGCCCTTTAATGCTATATATGTCCCGCCTTCTAAATCTTTGTTCATCATGAACGCTGGACTAGCACTTACTGCGCCTAATGCACGATCACCATATTTAGCAGCAGTAACTTCTTTATCGCCGCCTACTGCAACAACTGTGCCTACGTCGTACTCGGCATCTGCAAGATATTTTTCTGCCAAGTCAGCAAATCTAGCTGCCGTAGCAGTACCTTGAAATAAATTGGCGTAAACATCACCGCTAGCATCACGAGCAACTATTGAGTTAGCTGTACTGGCATTGCCAACCGCCGATCGATACCCTCCGTTAAAAAACAAAGTGGTCGATTGAGTTGCTACACCATCAAACGATGCTGCATATACCGTTGCATATTTGTATGTATTTGACCCAATATTAGAAACAGCAGTCGTTCCTGGTAAAATATCATTTGCCACTAGTGTTAATGGAGTCTTTATACCCGAGCTAGTAGTTTGAAACTTAATTGTATTGCTAAGAACATTTCTAATAACTGGTGTAATCCCGTCAACATCAATGAATACTGCTAGATCATCACTGTCCCCTAGTGTAAATCCTATGTCATCAAATCCGCCATAGTCTGCAACTTTAAGATATGCTGAATCGGGCAACCCGGCAAGTTTTAAAGAATTGCTTGCAGTGCCCCAATATCTATGATCGGAAGTAGTTATTCCGTCTGATCCAGTGTTTACAAGAGTTAACCCTTTCTTGATCACACTAAATCCAGTTATAGGATTTAATGCTCCATCTAACGTAAATTCATCAGACGAGATAATATGAACAGTGGCATCATCTACGATGGCTTCAATAATCGCATGGGCTCCGCCTATGGTATCTGACACTGTTCTAGAACGTAAGAGTGTAGTTCCTTGACCTAATGCTGCTTCTGGACCAATTAGTACGTATTCTGAACCGTTCCATGCATACAGCTGATCTGTGCTTGTTTTAAACCAAAAATCACCAGTAGATAATGCTGTTGTAGGCTCGCTTGCACCAACCTCAGCGCCGCCTGTTGTTCTCCAAGCATTGTTTTTATCACGGAATTTTAACTTATTAAGATTGCTGTCAAACCAAATTTGTCCGCTTATAGGGCGAGGGGGCTCTGTTGTTCCTGAAAAATTTTCTAGTAGGTTTACAAAATTTTCATTTTGTACTTCTCCGTAACCGGCATAGTTTTTTCCGATAAGTTTAATATCGAGCGTACTATCAATGGTCCCGTCTTCAACAACGGTTAGTAACGTATTATTATATCTATTAATGCTGTATGGCATGCAAGCAACCCCTTAACTCGTTGTATTTAGCTGTATTATAATCATGTTATTGTCGGGCCGCTGATAGTTGAAACATATGTCCATACGCCCGTAATAATGTTAATTTCAAATAATTTTGTAGTTCTTTCAACAGTCACTGTTGAATTTCCTAAGTTTAATGTCACTGCAATATCTTCTAAAACTGGCTGATTTTCTGAACCGCCTACTTTATCAACTGCTACATAAGTTTTAACTATATTGCCGCTAGTGCTAGGATATGTACTAGCTGTTAACGGAGTTGATGCATAAGTAGATATTTGTCGTGTACAATGTATTCTAGCCTGTGTTCCTAAAACATAATTAGCAGCTGGGGCAATTTCTTGCAAATAGTTTGATATTTGTAAATCATTTAACCCTGTTGTATCCATACTAAGTGCAAGAGCTTTTGCATTTACAGTATTATCAACATAGGTTTTATTGGCTGCATCTGTACCCGTTGTTGGGGTAGCAAGACCTGTAATTTTAGGACTACCGTAAAGTGCAACATTCCCTAATCCGTTTGGTTCTAATTCAATATCACCGTCAGTGTTAATTGACTGTATTCTATTAGAATTTAGATATAAGTTATCAACTGTGATTTCTGTTTGTGGGCCAAACGCTGTAATTCCCGGAGCACTAGTGATTCCACTACCCAATGCACTACCTGAAATAACAGTAACTCCATTAATTTGTAGTGTCTTACCCGAAGCAAGATTGATAGATTCAGAAATATTAAATCTATTATTAGACTGATTATACACAATTGTTTTATCAGTAGATCCTTTGATCGTTATGCCGCCGCCATCAGCTGTAAAATTTGTCGGGGAAGCAACATTTGCTATAACAATGTTTTTATCTTCAATAATTAAATTAGTACTTTCAATACTAGTAGTTACACCTTCAACTGTAAGGTTACCTGTAATTCTTGCATCGCCATTTACATCAAATGTGTATGCAGGATTATCGTTAAAAATACCAACACGTTCAGTAGTTGCTCTTACCGTGATTGCATCTCGTGTCCCGCCGGCATTTTTAATTTTAATTTGATAATTTTGTCCAGCATTATTGCTAGTTATTGCCAGT